TAGTTGTATTAGGTAAACAAGATAATATAGGTGAATCATGTGAAGATACCTTCCAAGATTTATCAGTATATGGTATCATTGCTCAGTTGGTTTCAAGTGGGAAATGGGCTAAGTAAATTGTTAATAAAATTCCTTAAACTTCGGTGTGTTTTTGGTATTTTCTTATATTTATATATACACCGATTCCTCTAATTGAGTTTGGGAATCAAAACATTAAACTTAAAAAATAAATTAATTAAAACTAAAAGGTAAAATTATGGCTTTAGACATTAACGCAATCAGAAGTAGGCTGAACAAACTACAAAACACACAAAGAAAAACAGATGCTTTGTGGAAACCTACACCAGGAAAACATCAAGTAAGAATCGTTCCTTATCAATTTGATAAAGATAATCCATTTATCGAATTGTACTTTCATTACAACATTAACAACAAAACTTATCTTTCACCACAATCATTTGGTAGACCAGACCCTATTGTAGAGTTTGCAGATAAACTAAAAAGAATGGGTGATAAAGATGATTGGAAAGCAGCGAAGGCTATGGAGCCTAAGTTAAGAACTTTCGTACCTGTTGTTGTAAGAGGTGAAGAAGGTGAAGGAGTAAGATTTTGGGGATTTGGTAAAACTGTATATCAAGAAATTCTTGGATACATTGCTGACCCTGACTATGGTGATATCACAGACCCAACAAGTGGTAGAGATTTAACAATCGAGTACAAATCGGCTGAAGAGGCTGGTACTACTTATCCAACTACTACTATTAGAGTTAAACCATCAACTACAGCAGTAAGTGAAGATACTGATAAAGTAACTCAATTTTTAGAATCACAAACTGAAATTACAGATTTATATTCTGAATTATCTTATGATGAATTAAAATCAGTATTAGAAGGTTGGTTGAATCCAAGTGGAGAAGGTGAAACTGAAACAAAAACTGAATCAGTAGCTCAATCAACACTTTCAACTGAAACTAAGAGTGAACCAGTAGCACAAACTACAACAACAGATTCAAAGAAAACTGATGATGTAGCCGCTGCATTTGATGACTTATTTAACAACTAAACCAAACTAAATGGCGAAAAAGAAGGCAAAAGAGTTAGACCTGGCAGATATTCTGGCAGGTGAACTTAACAAAAACTCGAAAGATTCCAAAGTGGCATTTTTCCTTAATGATGATTCTGCACCTACAAATGTAGATGGTTGGATATCGACTGGATGTGCGATGTTGGATGTTGCAATCTCCAATCGCCCTTATGGTGGTTTACCTGTTGGTAGAATCACAGAAGTTACAGGTTTGGAACAAAGTGGAAAATCATTAGTATCTGCACACTTGTTGGCGGAAACCCAAAAACAAGGTGGAGTTGCTGTATTGATTGATACAGAAACTGCAGTAAGTAGAGAATTTTTAGAGGCTATCGGTGTTGACGTTTCTAAACTTCTTTATGTAACAGCAGATTCAGTTGAACAAATCTTTGACTTTACTGAAACTATCATTGAGAAAGTTAGAGAAACTTCGAAAGATAAAATAGTTACAATAGTAGTAGATTCAGTTGCGGCTGCTTCAACTAAGAATGAATTAGCATCCGATTACAATAAAGATGGATATGCTACTGATAAGGCTATTATCATTTCGAAGGCGATGAGAAAGATTACCAATATGATTGGTAGACAGAAAATCTCATTAGTATTCACTAACCAACTTAGACAAAAGATGAATGCTATGTTCGGAGACCCATGGACTACAAGTGGTGGAAAAGCTTTGGCTTTCCATGCATCTGTAAGATTGAGGTTGAAAGGTATGGGACAAATCAAGATGAAGGTAAATGGTAAGGATAAGACGGTTGGAATGAAGGTCCGTTGTCAAGTAATAAAAAACAGAATGGGGCCACCTCTAAGGGCGGCTGATTTTGAAATTTACTTCGATAGAGGAATCGATAATTATGGTTCATGGCTAGGAGTCATGAAAGAAAACAAATTAGTAAAACAGGCTGGTGCTTGGTACACTTACATTGATACCGATACAGGTGAAGAATTGAAATTCCAATCTAAGGATTTTATTCCTATGATGGATGAAAGAGAAGATGTTAGAGAACAAATCTACAAAAAGATATGTGAAGAAACAATCTTACAATACAAATCTGATACACTTGATATCGATTCAATGGAAATAGATACTGCAGTACCTGAATAAATTTAAAAACTATGGACAAAACATTATACGATATGTTATATAAAAGTGCTGAGGCAGATAAGGCAAAAGCACTCCTTTCCTTAGAACTTCTTGGAAATAAAGCAGTTGGTATTGGTGACCATTCTACTGAAGATTTCTACAAAAACGCAGAGGAAGCTCTCGTTATGTTAGTAGATGCAGATGATAGATTATCAGCATTATCAAAGTATTTCACAACAAAAGAAGTTATATAATGAAAGAACTCTACAAAAACATTTTAGATTCGGTTGAAACTGATAGAACTCGAAATATCGATAAACACAAGAATTCTCGTGTATTAATTATTGATGGGTTAAATACATTTATTAGATGTTGGTCATCTATTCCTACAATGAATGATGATGGTGACCATGTTGGTGGTGTGACTGGTGCATTGAAATCTATTGGATATGCAATCAGACAAACTCAACCGACTCGTGTAGTTGTAGTTTTTGATGGGAAAGGTGGCTCCCAAAGAAGAAAAAAGACATTTAGTGGTTATAAGGCACAAAGGGATAAAAATAAACTCAGAGTAAATCGAGCATATGCTGATTTGATGAACGATGAGGATGAAAGAGAATCTATGAAAAGACAATTCGTTTGGTTAAACGAAATGTTATATGGGTTACCCCTTACTACAATGATATATGATGGTGTAGAGGCTGATGATATTATGGCTTATATAACTACAAATATTTTAAAAGAAGATGAACAAGCGGTGATAATGTCAACTGATAAGGATTTCCTTCAATTAGTTAATGACACTACCATCGTTTGGTCACCCACCAAAAAGAAAATGTATAATACTAAGTTAGTAAAAGAAGAATATGGAATCGAATCTAAAAATCTTTTATTATATAGAGTATTAGATGGAGATAAATCAGATAACATACCTGGTGTTTATGGGTGTGGAATTAAAACTCTCGTAAAAAGATTTCCTGAAATTACTGAAGAAAAAAAATTATCAGTAGATGATTTGTTTCAACTATGTGAAGAAAAAATAGAGGAAACAAAAGGAAAAATAAAAATATACAAAGATATTGTAAAATCCAAAAGACAAATCTTATTAAATGAAGATTTAATGCAGTTAGATGATGTTGACATTTCGGGTCAAATCAAAATGAAAACATTAGATAGATTCAACGAACCTATCCATCCTCTAAATAAAATGGATTTTATGAAAATCTTACTAAAGTACAAAGTTATCGGAAACTTTGGGGATATAAATGATTGGTTAAAAACCACATTTGGAAATTTAATTACAGATTAATTTGGTATTCTCAAATATTTTTCGTATATTTGTATAAGTTTTAAAAAGAGTCAATGCAAGAACAAATAGATACATTATCAAAATACGGTCAATCATTTCAATCGAAAGTATTATCCGCATTATTGACTGATGGTAAATTCTTAGATACAATTAGTGAAATAACCACTGCTAAGTTCTTTGAGAACGATGCTAACAAGTGGATTGTATCTGAGATACTTAATTATCATGAAGATTACAGAAAACCTCCTACACTCGATGTATTCAAATCACAATTATCAAAAGTAGATAACGAAGTTTTAAAGAAAACTGTTGTTGAACAACTTCGCCATGTTTTTACGAATGTTGGTAATGTTGATTTGGATTACATAAAAAATGAGTTTAAGAATTTTTGTATTAATCAAAATTTAAAAAATGTAATATTACAATCGGTAGATTTATTACAAGCTGGTTCTTATGATAGAATCAAAGATTTAGTAGATTCAGCTATGAAGGTTGGTAACGAAACCAACTTAGGTATGGATTATATCGAAGATTTCGATATGAGAACTGAAGAACTAAATAGAACAACTGTTCCAACAAAATGGTCACCTATAAATGATTTAATGGATGGTGGATTAGGACCTGGTGAGTTGGGAGTAGTTGTAGCACCTTCGGGTGTAGGAAAAACATGGATTCTCACCGCTATCGGTGCAGAAGCTGTTCGGAGAGGTTTGAGTGTAGTACATTACACAATGGAATTATCAGAGCACTACGTTGGTGCGAGATATGATACTGTGTTTACACAAATACCTTCCACAGATTTGAAGGACAAAAAAGAAGAGGTAAAAGGCAAAATCTCGAACTTGAAGGGGAAACTACTTATTAAGTACTTCCCTCCAAAGGGTGTTACGGTAAAAAAGTTACAGCAACATATAGAGAAAATGGTTACGTTAGATAACAAACCCGATGTTATCATTGTTGATTATGCCGACCTTCTCCTCTCTCACTCTAATAAGTCAGACTCTACTTATGCGGAGCAAGGGGGAGTATATATTGACCTTCGTGGAATGAGTGGTGAATTGGAAATTCCAATTTGGACTGCATCTCAGACCAACCGTTCAGCAATTGATTCCGAAGTTATTGAGGCAGATAAGATTGCAGATTCTTATGCCAAAGTAATGAACGCAGATTTCATTATGAGTTGGAGTAGAAAATCAAAAGATAAATTGAATGATACTGCTCGAGCTCATATTATGAAAAACAGATTCGGACCAGATGGGATTACTTTCCCATGTAAAATGAATACCAATACAGGTTACATTGAAGTATATGATGGAACATCACCTGATGGTGTAATTGCTCAGAAACAAGCAGCTAGTGGACAATTAGAAACAAAGAAACTTTTACACAAAAAGTATGTAGAAAATATGGGTTAGTGTATCAAAAAATTTTAACAGAGATACAAAGGAAACCTTTAATGTATGGTAAAATAAAAAATTAATATGAAAACATTATCGTTTTTTAATATATACAATAATTATAAACACGACCAATCATTTGGTCACTTCAAAACTAAATTTAAAAAGAGAAAATTTTATGGCAAATTCACAAGAACTATTTGAACAGATTAAAGATTTATTCGTTCAATTTGAGGATGAACACAATGGTTCATCAAAGGCAGCAAAATCAAGAGCTAGAAAAGCAATTGGTGAAATTAAGAAACTTGTAACAGATTACAGAAAAGCATCAGTAGACGAAAACAAATAAAACATAGGTTATATCATGAGCAAACTATTCCAAGAAAGAATCCCATTCAAACCATTCGAGTACCCAATCTACTATACAGAAGGTTGGTTGAAACAGGCCCAGGCATTTTGGTTACATACTGAAATCCCAATGCAGGGTGATGTTAAAGATTGGAATGAAAGATTAACACCATCTGAGAAAAACTTAGTTGGTAACATTTTACTTGGATTTGCTCAAACCGAATGTGCAGTTTCTGATTATTGGACTAACATGGTTACTGATTGGTTTCCTAAACACGAAATCAAACAAATGGCTATGATGTTCGGTTCTCAAGAAACAATTCACGCTACGGCTTATTCGTATTTAAATGAGACATTAGGATTAGATGACTTTTCAGCATTTCTGCACGAACCTGCAGTTGCTGAGAAGTTTGAACTCCTAACCTCAACTACCGCTGAATGGAAACATGAAGATTTGGCAACAAATCCAAAAGCAAGACAGGAAGTTGGTAGAAGTTTAGCAATATTTTCAGCATTCGCTGAAGGAGTATCGTTATATTCTTCATTTGCGGTACTTTACTCATTCCAAATGAGAAATCTACTAAAAGGTATAGGACAACAAATGAAATGGAGTGTAAGGGATGAATCTCTACATTCTAAGATGGGTTGTCAATTATTCAGACATATGTGTGATGAATATCCTGAGTTATTAGATGAATGTAAAGAATCAATTATTGAAGCATCAAAACTAATTGTACAATTAGAAACAAACTTTATTGATATGATTTTTGAACAAGGAGATTTAGAAAATCTTGAAAAAGAAGATTTAAAAGAATTCATTAAAGCAAGAACAAATACTAAACTACAAGAATTAGGATATGAATCTATTTTTGAATTTGATAAAAACAAAGCAGAAAAATTAGAATGGTTCTATCATCTTACTGGTGGCCTCACTCACACAGATTTCTTCGCAGTTAGACCTACTGATTATAGTAAGGCAAACGAAGGTGAAGATTGGGGCGATTTATTTTAAAAAAAAATTATGGCAAAAACAAACTATGGCGAAGAGCTAGGGTGGGAACTTGACGTTGATTTTCCATCATGGGCAAATACTGAAATATATGTAAAAACTATATCTAAAGGATATTTGTTACCTGGTGAAAAACCCAAAGATGCTTATTGGAGGGTTGCAACACGAGTTGCTCAACGATTAAATAAACCACAAATGGCAACCAAGTTTTTTGATTATATTTGGAAAGGTTGGTTAAACTTAGCAACTCCTGTACTTTCAAATACTGGTACTGATAGGGGATTACCTATTTCTTGTTTTGGTATTGATGTTGCCGATTCCATTTACGATATTGGAAATAAAAACTTAGAACTAATGTTACTTGCAAAACATGGTGGTGGAGTTGGTATTGGTGTAAACCAAATCAGACCTGCTGGTGCTACTATTACAGGCAATGGAACATCTGATGGTGTTGTACCATTTTGTAAAATATATGATTCTACAATACTTGCAACCAATCAAGGTTCAGTAAGAAGAGGTGCTGCTTCAGTTAACCTTAATGTTGACCACGAAGATTTCGAAGAGTGGTTAGAAATCAGAGAACCTAAAGGAGATGTAAATAGACAATCACTTAATCTACACCAATGTGCAGTTGTAGGTGATAAGTTT